ACCAGTTAACCAAACACTTGCCATGCTTAAAGGAGAGGACTACGAAGTAGTAGATAAAAAACAAGGAACTAAATGGATTAATGATTCATTAAGATACACGGATGAAATCTTTGACTATGCAACTGATCTTTTAGATGCTGAGGGAGCAAGAGAAATAGTAGGTAAAGGTGGTAAAGATAAAAAAGAAAAGGCTTTGTCAAACGAACCTTTGCCTGTACCCATAGGAAAAATTGTAGGGTATCGAGAGGTTCAACCTTCTTCAACAATTCAAAAACTTTTTAACGATATTGGTAGACCTGAGTGGAATACAGGAATAAGAAACAAATCTCCTGAAGCCGTCAATCATTATAATAAATATGTAAGACCTCAGATAGAAATGTTAGCTGATGTTGTTCTTTATAATGAGGACTGGGATGATCTATCTCTAAAAGAAAAACAAGATGCTGTTAAAGCTATCTTGAGAGTAGCTAATTCAAACACTAAAAAAGCACTTAAACAATCTTTAGATCCTGACGAAAAGAAAACAAGTCTTATCTTCTCTATAAAAGGTGCAAGTTCAAAAGCAAGTTTAAGAAAAGCTATGAAATACTTTGACGTTTCTGAAAAAGATTTGTTTGATCTAGATGTAAATCAACTTTACATTCTTGAAGACATGGTAAAAAGATTTGAGAAAGATACTAGAGGAACAGGTAAAAGGTTAGGGATAGAATAAAAAAAACCCCCAGACTTAACTGAGGGTTTTAGTTTAAGAAGATTTATCTCTACTCTTTTTATATTCAAGCATAAGTTTTGAGTACTTGTATGCTTGGTTTACAATCTCTTCTGATCGTAGATACTTTCCAGATCCTAGCAAACCAGACAGTGCAGCACCTGCAAAGTAATCCCTACTTGGTATATCACCAGTAGGAATCTCTTCTTTTATGAACTCTTGAGCTTCTTGTTCAAGGGTTTTTTTATTATCTTTACTCATTTATGTTTTTCAACCCACCTCTTACGAAGACGGTTTAAGTACCAGATAGCTTTGTCTATATCTTCTAGACCGTTCTTTTGTTCACACCTCCACATATACTTAAGAACGTTAGCAGCGTGAGGGGCAATAGCACCTGACATATTTTCTGTCATAGCTTCAATGGCTTCAATACACTCCAACTTTGATTGGTTGTAATGTATTGGTTTATTTACTGGATCAATACTCAAACACTCTCCACACTCATCATTATCATCTAAAAGGTTACCACACTTTTCGCAGTACCACGAACTCATCTCTCCCCACTGCATTACTATTCCTTATCAATAATAATTAATTCTGCTTCAGTGTAGGGTATGTGATAGAATGTTTCTCGCCTGTCAACTCTTGCAAAGGAAGGTTTCTTAATAACATCATCAGTCATCTGAACTCCTTTTATTTTCCAAGCTTTAGTATACTCACAGTTGAGAACATAGAAAAACAAGTTGTCTATTTCATCTTGATACTTTTTAACTAATCTTTGTTTTCTTCCTGGGATTCTAACTTCTTCCCATTGAGAAGGCCATCGACTATCTGGTAATAAAGTAAACCCTCTATTACTTAAGTAGTCTTCACCCCACTGTGCTTTACGTTCAACCTCGTGGTAATAAGTTTTACCATCTTTGACTGAAACAACATCAGCATTATAATCTTCTTCTGTTGATAGTATCTCATGCCCTTCTGATTTTAAATATTTTATAAGGGCTTGCTTTGAAGGTTCGTTGACCTCGTTATAAACATCTGCTCTAAATTTTCTTCTGTACATACTGCCTCCGTTTTAGCTCGCATAGTAGAAGTTGTTGCTCATAGTCAGACATTATAGGCCAATTCCTTATTTCGTCAATAGTTCTTTTACAAGCTAGACATAAACCATCATCACCTATCTCACAAACTTTTTCACAGGGTGAGGGAGTGCTCCCAAATCTAGGAGCAATCTCTCTTCTTACATGAGGAATACTCATTCACACTTACGAAGACCTGTTGCAGGATCAAAGTAGCAAGCACCACCTTCATCTACAAAGTCTTGTGTCTCCTCAATGACATCTTCATCTACTATTTCTTCAGAGGAAGAGGAGCTAAGTATTCCCATACGTTTTCCTGACGCTCTAAAAGTTGTACATCCAGAAGCACCACCATCATAAGCATCCATGTAAATCTTTTTAAAGTCTTCCCAGGATACATCATCACCAACGTTACAAGTTTTACTACAAGCAGAGTCAACAAACTTAGAAGCAACATTGAGAACTTTAACGTGGTCAAACACTGACAGTTCGTTAGCTGTTTTACCTTCTACTTTAAAGACACGATAGCCGTAGTCTTCTACTCTCTCAGTTCTTTCACCGTCAAACTCTTGAATCTTTCTGTCATAAAAAAGATTGTAAGGTGGTTCAATACCAGAAGAAACATTGTCTGCTGACAAACTTATAGTTCCTGTTGGAGCTACAGATAACAAGTGACTGTTACGAATACCGTAATCATTTATTAAATCTCTTATGTTATCTGGTAATGTCTTTGCAAAATCAGAGTCAAGATACTCTCTCCTAAAAAGAGGAAACGCACCCTTCTCCATAGCAAGCTCAACAGAAGTTGTGTAAGCTACATCTCTTATAACTCCCATGATTTCTTCTAAAGTCTGCAAGAATCTTTCACTACCATAATGAAACCCTAAAGCTTCAATAGCGTTAGCAACACCAGTAACACCAAGACCCATACGCCTTTTGCTTTTAGCTTCTAGCTCTTGTTCTCTCAGTGGGTAGGTTGCCCTATCTACAACGTTGTCCATTGCTCTGACAACATGCGGAATGTCATTACGAAGTTGGTTCATGTTGAACACGTACTTACCATCATGATCCACAACGTACTTAACCAAGTTAAAAGATCCAAGAAGACACGCACCGTTTGGAGGAAGGGGTTGTTCACCACAAGGATTTGTAGCCGCTATTGTTTCACAGTAATGTAGGTTGTTTTTGTTGTTGATCCTGTCAATAAAAAGGATACCAGGTTCAGCCCAATCCCAAGTACTTCTCATAATCTTATCCCAGAGAGCACGAGCATCAACTGTCTTACGCACCTCTCCATTAAACACTAGATCAAAGTCAGTACCTTCTTTTACGGCTGTCATAAACTTGTCAGTAACACCAACACTAATATTAAAATCTGTGAGGGCAGTCATGTTGTTCTTAGCTGTAACAAACTCTTCAATGTCAGGATGATCAACACGTAGGACACCCATCTGTGCTCCACGTCTGTGACCTGCAGAAGCTATTGTCTTACAGACTGCATCAAAGATACCCATGAATGATAAAGGTCCAGAAGATTTAGACTCCAAAGATTTAATCATTGCACCACGAGGACGTAGGGTAGAGAAGTCGTATCCAATACCACCACCTAATCTCATTGTTTCCGCTGCACGTCTTGCGGCATCCATGATACCGTCCATACTATCTTCAATAGTTGTAGACACAAAACAGTTGTAAGGGGTCACACGTCTTGGTGCTCCCATAGCAGACTGCACACGCCCTGCAGGAAGGAAGCGTTGATTGTATAATATTGTTCTGAAGTTGTTGAAGTGACTCTCATTATCTTTAAGTGCTTCTGCAACACGAGTCATTGCATCTTTAAATGTTTCACCCTGTCCTCTATACTTCTCCTCGTGAATCCATTTTGAAACTTCTAGTGTTGGTCCGTAGTCCTGTTCTACATTTGGTATGTTCATCTGTAATCTCCCGATCCTTTTATTGTTCCACGTTTCTCTCTACTGTCTAGCTTCTTCATGTTTTCTTTTATTACATCGGTAAGCTTTATATCTAAATGATTTAGTAAGCCTATAAAATAAAAGAACATATCCCCTGCTTCCAGTGTAACACCTTGCTTGTCTAAAGGTGTATCATCTCTCTTGTGTTTCTTTAGCTTCTCAAAGAACTCTCCTGTCTCTCCTATCAAACCCATAGTATTCTCTAAGAATCTTTTATCACCAGAGGTAATCATTTTATTTTCTACCCACTCAGCGTAGTCCTCTAGATTGACTGGTTTGTTTTCCTCGAAAGCTTCAAAGTAACCCATGTCTTCTAAGTCTTGGTGTGTCAGCATCATTTCTCCTTTGCATCTATTTCTATAATTTTAACATCGTCTAAATCATATATGGTGTCTTGAATCCTTTCTTCAAGACTCTTTTTTATACTGTCCGAAGCAATGAAGTTTGCTTCAGGATCTACATCTAATAGCATTGTCAATTCAAACAACACGAGAACCTCCAAGTTATACAAGGTAAATTTGTTACGTCAATCTATTCTTTTGTCCAATTGTCAGGAATAGATTTGTCTGCGTATCGAAAGCCGTACTTCTTACACCAGTCTCCGTAAGAAGACTTAGCACCTTTATAAAGCTTGGCTCTACTATTCTGGAAAACAAAACGAATATCTAGCTCAGGAAATTGTTTTGATATCTCTTTGTGTTTACGTCTATCATTAGCAACAAAGCGTCCTTTTGTTTCAATGATAATACCGTTAGCTAAAACAAAGTCAGGTGTGTAAGTTCTAACTTTTATATCAACCCACTTGATTTTATTCTTTTCATATTCAAAGTCTATATCTTTTGAACGTAGTTCTCTAGCAACATCATCCTCAAAACCTGAACGATACCCTGCTTTTATTGCTGATGCTCTATACTTATTCTTGGTCATGATAAGTAAAGTCTTCTGGAACATTGGGAGGTTTAACAACGTCAACCAAAAGCACGTCACCTGTCTTGTAAACAAACCGTCTTGTCTCAGGCCAACACTTCTTATTAAACTCACACCAACCACAAGAGGGATGAAGTTTTTTATTAGGACTTGTAGCTGACTGAGGTACTGGTTCGTATCCTTTATCAGGAATAATACCTGATACCATTGTCTTTGCTTGCTCTATTTCTTTTTCTTTTTGTTCTATTTCTTCAGAGAAGTCATACACATCTAAGCATATGCCACCCCCTACTTTATCAACAACAAGAAAAGCTCCGTGTGTTTTGTTTGTTACCAGTGGATCAGTCTTAGCAGCATACACGTAAGAACTAAGCTGACTAATGTAACCAAAAGGATCTTGATCCCTCAAGCTACCCTCAGCAAATTTCTTGAACGAGTAAGGGGAGGCAGACTTAACATCCACTGTCATACCATCAATAACAGCATCCCTGTGACCTGCTAAATCATTGATGAATAAACGATCCTGTTGTCCTTCAACACGGTGACCAGACGCTTCAACGATAGAGAGTACCAACTCCTCAATCATATCGCCATAAAAGAACTTAAGTAAATCTGATGGAGAAACAGGCTTACTAGCTGCAGGTTCGTTTATCTTATACCAAAGTTTTCTTTTGCAAGGGCTACCAATAGAAGAGAACGACAAATATCTTCTTGGTTTTTGTGGAGCTCTGAATCTTGAGGTAGCTGCCTTAGCTATCTTATCACCCATCTTAAGACTTATTATATGATCCCATCCGTTTAATCCCTGGATGGTTTCCTCCATATCTTTTACGAGTGTGTCTATATTTTTCATGGTCTTACCTTTTTTTTAAAAACCCCCACCCAAAAAAACTAAGGGTGAGGGAAAGCTTCTAGGGAGAAAGGACTTAGAAAAACCTAGAAGGGTATTGAGTCCTGTGGTTCTTGGGAGGAAGCGGAAGACTTAGAACCGCCAGAACTCTTTGAATGATCCTGAAACATTTGACGTGGTTGGGAGTTACCACCTTCTGATTCATAGACCACATGATCTAGGACTTGAAGTCCAACTAATCGTGTACCTGTTCCCATCTTTGTGGGGTACACTTCAACTTTAACAATACCTTTGCTGCCGTTACCAATAAGACCTTTATCTTGAAGATCCCAAGCCTTACCAGTTACATCAGCTACGATAGGTTCTCCACCCATCCAGTCTTGCATGCCAGTGTGAGGACGTGACACAGTAATCTTGTGACCACCTTCTACCTCCTCAATTTTCTTTTTACACCCTGCGTCAACAAGAGACTTAGCAGTTTTCTTGTCAGTGATTACAGTAACTTTGTACTCACCGTTAGTCTCTACGTTCCATTCGTTTTGGTCACGGTTGGACTCAAATACTTTTGCCCACTCGATTGTTCCCTTGATATCCATTTGTGTTGATGGCATATTGCCCTCCTTTTTTAAAAGATTAATACTGTAATACATAGTCTTTGGTTTATGGGTTGTCAATGGGTCTCAGCCCAGTTTTTTCCTATATCATATGATCCTGGCGTAGGTATTTTAAATCCTAGTTCTTCTCCAGTTTCTAACATACAATCAGATTGTATCTTACCCAGTAGTCTTGCTTCTTCTTCTGTTCCTGTTACCTCCACTTGATACTCGTCATGAATAAATCCAACCATCTTAAAGTTAATACCTTCTTGTCTAGCTCTGTCATGCCACTTGAGTAGACTGTGCTTCATCAAACAAGCTTCACCATTTTGTAGCATCCCTGCCAAGGTTTTGTGTGCGTTGGGTACTGGAACTTTACGTCCATCATACCCAGTAAAATATCCTTGCTCTGCTACGTAAGGTACGAGTTGGTTTTTAAGATTATATAAACCATCAATACTCATTTCAAAACGAGTACGTGCTTGAGTTGCAGCCATCATACCTACGTTAAGTATCTGTCCTGTCTTTGCTACCCCTGCACCTAGAAGCCAAGCATAAATAAAAGTCTTTGCCATATCCCTAGTACCATCAGGAACATTCAAAGCTTTCTTGTTGACGTTGTGTATGTCTGTCTCGTCTTCTTTCTTTCCTGTCATGATAGCTTGAGCATATTGATCAGCATCAAAGTGTCTCCAAAGATAATCAGCTAACACTCGCAGCTGAATACCGTCAGCATCCGTACCAACTAACCAAGAGCCTGATGGTACAGTCCAACAAGCACGTAGATGCACATCAAATTGTTTCTTTACTTCATCTACTGCTGTCTTTGCATCACCATAAAAGGGTGAGGATATGTTAGCCGTGTTAGGATCTTTGTGAGAACAACGTCCTGTCCATGCTCCAATGTTGTTAATGCTGCCGTGTATCCTTAAATCTTCACCACACTGCCCTAGCCACTCCACCAGTGAGGAACGCCTACCTTCTAGTGTCAACCACTGGGCTAGAGCTTTCGCTCCTGTAGGTGCTGTCTCAGGAAGTGTGCTAAGGTTTGCCTCTGAAACTGTGTATCCGTAAATACCTAAGTGATCTTTCTTTTTATCGTAGAAATCCTGATCCATACAAGCAATTGACTTCTTCCAAGGGTCACCAACCTTAGTTCTTGAGAACTCTATAGCAGTTTTTGTTTTGTCTACTGGTTTCCAGTTGGCTTCCCACAGTACATCAATACGATCTTTAACTGATCCAGGGTTAAAGCTAATCCAGTCAGAACAAATCAAGTCTTCACCTTCAGTGTGTGTCATACCATACTTTTGTTTTGCTTTTGTTACAGTAGACATTTCTGTACCATCCTTCTTGAGTCGGTACTTTATCCTGTTTACTTCCGTAAGTTTAGGTGGGAAGTCTATTTGGAACTGCTCCTCTAGTGTGTTCATCTTTGTCTTGACTGAGTTAAGAAGAAACTCTGCCTTTGGTTTATCAAAACAAAAACCGTAGTACTGAGTCCGTACTAATTCTATTTGTACATCGTGCTCAGTTCTTAAAGAGTTACGCCAATCAGGACTCCAAATAATATCGTTGAAGTGATCATACAAAGATTCTGTAACCTCGATGTCTTGATACCAGTAGTCAACCATTTCAATACTGAATTTAGAAAAGTCATTAAAGTCTCCTTTATGTTTGTTTAATCTTATACCCCAAGCCTTAAGACTGTGAGGATACTGAGCACCCTTTGGGATAGCTATGTTGTAGTCAACCAACCTACTTATAATAACAGTATCAACAACCTTTCTTGGATCTATAAGCCCTGGTTTTAAAAGTTTGTTTAACATAGGAGTGTCAAACTGTAAAAAGTTGTGACCAACAATCAAGTCTGCTGTCTCGTACCACTTGATAGCTTCAGCCTTAGCTACTGGATCTTCGTGGCAGTTATCAAATCTTTTTATTTGACCAGTACTAAGATCTTTACCACCACAAATCCATAGCTTATTGCTATCCTCAAGACCGTTAGTCTCTATATCACTGATAACTATTCTCATACGTTGAATACCACCTCTTCAAGTATTGTAGTATCTGGATCGTAGTACACTGATCCTGAGTTACCTAACTTTGCAAAGGGTCTGTTCTTGTCAATAATAAATTGGGTAGTATTACGTTCAGTTTCGTCTTCTGACTCAACGTTACGACTGAGTTTAATACAAATGATTGCTTCCTCTTCAAGAGAAGATGCGTACTTTGTTCGTCCATCATCGTTAACCTGAGAGATAAATATGACACCAATATTTAATTCTTTTGCGAGCTGCGCCATCCTAGCACCAAGGGTAGTCAGGGTACTGGTAGCCGCATCTACTCCAGAGTTTGATAGGTAGGCTAGACGTTGAACGTGATCTATAAAGATGTACTCTGCACCATAGACTGTGGCTGACGTTCTTACATAATCAAGAACCATCATAGGATCGTCATGCCCTTCCATGTAGAACACAACAGACTTATTATCTCCACCTAATTTTTGTGCGGCATCAATCACTTGCTGTTCTGTAAAACCATTTGCTTCTGTGTCTTCTTTGGTTCGTACATTCTTACCTAGTTCGTAGGTTGCCATGCCTCTGTAAGTCATGCCCTTCATCTCTTCCATGTGTAGCATTGCTACCTTAGTTCCTTGACGTAACAACCCCACCTCAAAGTACCTGACTAGTTCAGTCTTACCTTGTCCTCTGAGTGCTTTTATAAATGTTAAGCCACCCTTAACAAGACCACGCATCTTATCATCTAAGCCAGTGTGTCCAGTGGGTACGTACTCATAAGGGTTCTCTGTTTCTATTGCTTCTTTGATTGCTAGATCACCAACAAAAAAGTTGTCAGGTGAAAACCTCTGAGGTTTAAATGCTGCCCACTTCAAAGCTTCAGCATCTCCTTCCATTAAGAACTCGTTGGCATCCTTCCACTTAGACATAGGTACGTAGTAAAACTTGTTTGGCATCAGGTTGTAAAGCTTTTGTGCTGCAGCTTTACCTGTAGCATCAGACAATTCCCCTGCGTAGACTACTGTTTCAAAGGAGTCTAAGTACTTATGATTTTCTTTTATGAAAGTTTCGGACATCGATCCACTTGGCAAAGACTTAACTGGGTAAGCTCCATCCATAACCTCGTACAAACTGGCGGCATCAAACTCACCTTCAGTAAGATAAATTCTTTTAGAAGATCCTGCGTTAAACTCAGGACCAAACAAAGAGTTCTGACCTTTGCCCTTCCAGAAGAAACGTTTCTCGTGGTAGCCACGATACTTAACAGCACCATTAGGATACTGAAATGCGTATCTTACTGGAGTGTTATTCTCTCCGTACTGCACTTGAATATTAAATAGTTTAGCAGTCTTTTCTTTTAGTCCACGTATACCATCAAACCTACCGCTGATAACCTTGGTCTTATGTAGGTCTACCTTTGGTGGTGGCGGTGGGTAGGTTGCTTCAGCCCAATCAAATTTTTTATCTGATCCAGGGTAACCTCTACCGCATGAATGACAGTGACCAACCTTCTGGTTTATGTTGTAACTAAATGCGTCACTGCTTGCACAATCCTCATAAGGACACGGCTGATGTGCTATCTCTCCGTTGTTCTTTACTACTGCTTTCATTGTTAACCCTTTCTAAAAGTTTTCTTCTGGCTTTCTTTGGAAAGTCTTCCATATTCCATCCGTTATTAACTTGCTCCACTGCCCAACTATAACTTATATCAAAACATCTAGCAGCTTCAGCTATACTGTCAAAGGTTTTTCCGTATAATCTACATGATCTCCCTGGTTTTTTTATTGTTGGTGCATGTTTGATACGGATATGACAAGGTACTCCCTTTGGTTGCACTATGTATCCCCCATATTTTTTGGGGCATACACTGCACCGTTGTACTGGCTACCAGTCTCAGTGTCTGCACCAAAGTTACACCAAGCTAGTATAACTAGGATAGCCATGATCCAATAGAAAGAAGCCTTAGACCATTTGATAAACCCTTCAAATGTTTTCTTAGCTTCTAACTCTGCAGCTTCTCTTGGTGTCATTGCTGTACCTCTACTTCTAGGCAAGCCACTGTCTCTGACTTGTGCGTTATCATCTTGGCTGCTTTGCTCAGTTCAATCTGACACTCTTCCAGTGTGGCGTAGTTACCTAACTGGTAGTGCTCCACTGTCTGTGTGCTGAACAAT